ACGCAATACAGGCACAGACAGAGGCATTTAAGATGGCATTGGAGGCGAGTAAATATCAGACCCCCGCTCATTTAAGGGCGCTTTGTATCCATAAACTCACAGAACACGCAATAAACCCTGACAATCCACCCGCTCAACAGATCAGAGCGCTGGAATTGATCGCCAAATTTAATGATGTCTCGCTGTTTACTGAGCAGCGCGAACTGGTCACGATAGATAACCCGCAACAGATGAGAGATAAGATACTTACTTCTATCCGCCTTGCACTCGCCAGTCAGAACATCTCAGACGCCCAGACCATAGATACATCAGCTAGTGAGCTGCTGGCCGAGCTGGCCGCGCCTGATGCCGCACCAGTCAGCACCGATGACACAATAGAAGATGCTGTCCCGCATGATCCGCAGCAGCCTAACGCACTGGAGCCCTCAGAGTTTGGGCAGCCAGACGACCCCACCGCCCCCATACCCCCAAAATCTATTTATTCAGGGGCTGGCCCTTTGCATAGTATTCCACAAAAACAATCCCAAAATTTTGACGGGGAGGGGGTACAAAATTCCCATCCGGGTTCTGAGAATGTTTCACGTGAAACACCCCCCTTATCAAATCCCACAGAAAATGGCGGGGGGGAGTAAAAAAATGACACCAGCACAAAAAGAAATATTTTTGATTATTGACGAGTGGTGGAAGCGCTTTGGCTTTGGACCCTCTATAGACGATGTGATGAGAATCACCGGCGAGAAAGGTCGGGGCAACGTCAACCGCAAAATGAAAATGTTAGTCAAGCTAGGAATCTGTAAAGGGGTGGCACGTAAAGCCCGGTCTATCCGTCCTGCCTACCTACGAGTTAGGGATATAGAGTGAATTTAGAAGAACTGATAGCTTCGCTTCCTGCCGGCGACAAAGAAAATTTGTTGGTGATGGCGAACCAGTATCAGAACGCTATTCTTCGTGAGAAGGGTGGTAATGACTTTATGACGTTTGTAAAAACGATGTGGCCGGGTTTTATTTCTGGCCGTCACCATGCCCTGATGGCAAAAAAATTTGAGGATATCGCAAATGGAAAAATCAAGCGTCTCATTATTAATATGCCTCCTCGCCATACTAAGTCTGAATTTGCTTCTTACTTATTGCCTGCTTGGTTTCTAGGTAAATACCCTAATAAGAAAATTATTCAATGTTCTAATACGGCCGAGCTTGCAGTTGGCTTTGGCCGTAAAGTTCGTAACCTTGTAGATGGAGAAACGTATGCCAAGATTTTCCCAAATGTCGCTCTTAGATCAGATTCTAAGGCTGCTGGCCGCTGGTCTACTAATGGCAACGGGGAGTATTTTGCTATTGGTGTCGGCGGTACTGTTACTGGTAAAGGAGCAGATCTGCTCATTATTGACGATCCACACTCTGAGCAAGAGGCCGCCTTGGCTGCTGGCGACCCTTCAGTATTTGATAAAGTGTATGAGTGGTATACATCAGGCCCGCGCCAACGTCTACAACCGGGTGGTTCAATTGTTGTCGTAATGACCCGCTGGTCAAAGCGTGACTTGACCGGAAAAATTTTACAATCAGCAGTAGACAAAGATGGTGATACATGGGAGATGATAAGTCTGCCAGCAATCCTTCCTACGGGTAAATCCCTATGGCCAGAGTTCTGGGATCTCAAAGAACTTGAAGTATTACGTGAAGAGTTGCCACTATCCAAATGGCAGGCTCAGTATCAGCAAGACCCAACCAGCGAAGAAGGTGCGCTAGTCAAACGCGAATGGTGGAAGATCTGGGAGAAAGATGCCCCGCCTCCATGTGAGTTTGTAATCCAGTCTTGGGATACCGCGTTTACAAAATCCGAGCGCGCGGACTATTCCGCCTGCACCACTTGGGGAGTCTTTTATTTAAACGAAGATCCCAATGATGCCAACATCATTTTGCTAGATGCAGTCAAAGAGCGCATGGAGTTTCCGGTTTTAAAAGAAAGAGCCATGCAGTATTACAAAGACTGGACACCCGATGCGTTTATTGTGGAAGCCAAAGCATCAGGAGCGCCATTGATATTTGAGCTGCGCCGTATGGGTATCCCCGTACAAGAATTTACACCTACAAGGGGTAATGATAAAATCAGCCGAGTGAACTCCGTGTCAGACCTGTTTGCGTCTGGCAAGGTATGGGCTCCATCCAAACGATGGGCAGAAGAAGTCATAGAAGAAATGGCCGCCTTCCCCAACTCAGACCACGATGACTTAGTGGACTCTACAACCCAAGCGTTGCTGCGTTTTAGACGCGGCGGCTTTATACCACTCCCTAGCGATGAACCAGATGAACCTAGAGAATTTCGCAGAAAAGTAGCCTACTATTAACAAGGATTAAACATGGCAATTGATAAAGCACTTTACGAAGCCCCACAAGGGATTGCGGCTATTGGAATTGAACCAGACATTCAAGTTGAACTGATATCACCAGAAGATATAGAAGTAGATATTGATGTAGAGGAAGATGACTTTAGTGCCAACCTTGCTGAAGAGTTATCCGAATCTGTATTAACAACCTTAGCCGGCGATTTGGTTGCCGATTTTGAAGGTGACATTGCTTCACGTAAAGATTGGATTCAAACCTATGTTGATGGCTTAGAGCTCTTGGGATTGAAGATTGAAGAACGTGCCGAGCCATGGGAAGGTGCTTGCGGTGTCTATCACCCCATCCTAGCCGAAGCTGTCGTTAAGTTCCAGTCTGAAACCATTATGGAAACTTTCCCAGCATCTGGCCCGGTTAGAACTCAAATCATTGGTAAAGAAACACCAGAGAAAAAAGAAGCTGCTACCCGTGTTCAAGATGACATGAATTATCAATTAACTGATGTCATGCACGAATACCGCCCAGAACATGAGCGTATGTTATGGGGTATGGGTTTATCAGGTAACGGTTTTAAGAAGGTATACGTTGACACCAGCTTAGATCGTCAAGTATCCATGTACGTCACTGCTGATGACTTAGTGGTTCCTTATGGCGCATCTAGCCTTGAATCAGCTGAGCGTATTACTCATGTCATGCGTAAAACCGAAAACGAAGTCCGTAAACTGCAAGTGGCCGGCTTTTACCGCGATATAGATTTGGGTGATCCTGTTAATGTCATGGACGAGATTGAAAAGAAAATTGCTGAAAAGCTAGGCTTTAAAGCAACAACAGATGACCGTTTTAAAATTTTAGAAATGCACGTAGACCTTGACTTAGAAGGATATGAGCATAAAGACGATAGTGGCGAGCCAACCGGTATCGCCCTGCCTTATGTGGTGACGATTGAAAAGAACACCAATAAGATTCTAGCAATTCGCCGCAACTGGGAGCCAGATGATGAGAAACATCAAAAGAGACAGCATTTCGTTCATTATGGTTATATTCCGGGCTTTGGTTTTTATCATTTCGGTATTGTTCATTTACTTGGGGCTTTCGCTAAGTCTGGGACTTCTATCCTCCGTCAGCTGGTTGACGCTGGATCACTTGCCAATCTGCCGGGTGGTTTTAAGACCCGTGGGTTGCGAGTAAAAGGAGACGATACGCCTATTGCACCGGGCGAGTTTAGAGACGTAGATGTACCTAGTGGCGCGATGAAAGATAACATCATGCCATTGCCATACAAAGAACCAAGCCAGACATTAATCCAGCTGCTCAATCAAATCATTGACGATGGCCGCCGGTTTGCATCTGCTGGCGATTTAAAAGTATCTGATATGTCTAGCCAGTCCCCAGTTGGAACTACCTTGGCTATTCTTGAGCGTACTTTGAAAGTAATGTCAGCCATTCAAGCGCGTATCCATTACGCCATGAAACAAGAGTTTAAGTTACTCAAAGGCATTATTGCGGACTATGCGCCAGAAGAATATTCTTACGAACCCGATGTAGGCAATCGTAAAGCGCGCAAAAAAGATTACTCCATGGTTACCGTCATTCCGGTCTCTGACCCTAATGCCGCGACTATGAGCCAAAAGGTTGTGCAGTATCAGGCTGTATTGCAGTTAGCCCAGACCGCGCCACAACTTTATAACTTGCCATTTTTGCACCGCCAGATGTTAAGCGTTCTTGGAATTAAAAATGCCGAGAAATTAGTGCCAATGCAAGACGATATGCAGCCCGTTGATCCGGTCACAGAGAATATGAATGTGCTTTCTAATAAGCCAGTCAAAGCTTTTATGTACCAAGACCATCAAGCACATATCCAAATCCACATGGCAGCAATGAATGATCCCAAGATCAAACAGATTATGGGTCAAAATCCTCAAGCGCCGGCCATGATGGCAGCGATGCAAGCCCATATTACTGAGCACGTAGGCATGGAATACAAGCGTCAGATAGAGCAACGCATGGGAATGGACATTCCAAACTTCCAAGATATGTCAGAAGGCTTGTCTCCAGAGATGGAACAGCAGATTACCCGCATGGCAGTGCCAGCCGCGCAACAACTTTTGGGTCAAAACCAAAATGCTATTGCAGCGCAACAAGCACAACAAGCGCAAAACGACCCTGTTATTCAGATGCAGCTCAAAGAATTGCAGCTTAAGGCACAGGAAATTGACATCAAGCAGAAGAAAATGCAAACCGATGCCGCGGCTAAAGCCGATCAGATGGAAATTGAGAAGCAACGCATCGCTGCTCAGAAAGAAATTGCTGGTATGCAAGTGGGTGCTAAGTCAAAAGCAGACAAAGAAACCCTTGATGCTAAGCAACGCCTAGAAGGAATGAAACTAGGTGCTCAAATTGGACAACAAAAAGCCCAATTAGAAGTGCAAAAAGCATCACAAAATCAACCAAAACCTAAAGGTAAAGAATGAAAGAGAAACTCCTAGAACATTTACTCAAACAAGTAGATCAAAAGGTAAGAAATCTTGAAGAATCACTCGGTACAGGTGTAGCCAAAGACTATTCCGAGTACCAAAAAACGTGCGGACAGATTACAGGTCTTCTTTCCGTGCGGTTGTACATAACAGACCTACAAAAAAACTTGGAGAATTTTGATGAGTGAAATACTAATCGGCTCAAACCCCGATGATGTAAACGCAGTAACTACTTTGCCTCAAACAGACGAAGAAAAAGCCAAACAATTACCTGAACCAGTAGGTTATCGCATCCTTTGCGCCCTTCCAGACGCCGAAAAAACGTATGAAAGCGGAATTATTAAGGCCGATACCACGCTCCATTTTGAAGAAGTCCTATCTACGGTCTTCTTTGTTGTCAAAATGGGACCAGATTGTTACAAAGACCCAGCTCGCTTCCCTAATGGCCCATGGTGTAAAGTGGGTGATTTTATTTTGGCCCGGCCAAACACCGGAACCAGACTCAAAATCCACGGCAGAGAGTTTAGGATCATTAACGATGACTCCGTAGAGGGAATTGTGCAAGACCCCCGCGGTATTACTAGAGTTTAAGGAGATAATATGGCCGAATTTGACAAAGAAGAATTCAAATTTCCTGACGAAATAGAGGATTCAGCAGATAAAGTAGAAATAGAGGTTATAGACGATACTCCTGAAGAGGATCGCGCTAATTCCACCCCAATGCCTAGAGAAATCGTTGATGAAATTGACAATGATGACTTAGAAGCATACTCAAAAGAAGCAAAACAGCGTTTGTTACAAATGAAAAAAGTAATGAACGATGAGCGCCGGGCAAAAGAAGCCGCCGTGCGCGAACAGCAAGAAGCTTTGCGGGTTGCTAATTTGATGATAGAAGAAAACAAAAAACTCAAAGGACGTTTGTCTAATGGGGAAAAAGTGTATGTTTCTACCGCCAAAGAGAATATTTCCCGTGAATTAAATGATGCAAAACGTGAATTTAAAGAGGCTTATGATTCTGGAGATTCAGATCGTCTTGCAGAAGCACAAGAAAAACTCACTGATGTAAGGATGAAATTCAACGAAATGGAGCGTTACAAGCCCCAGTACGATGAAGAGACTTTACAAAATGAGGAAAATGATGTAAAAATACAGCAACAGCCACAACCACAACGCTTGGATTCAAAAACCCAAGCATGGTTGGACAAGAACCCATGGTATGGGGTTGATGACGATATGAGTTTCCTAGCATTAGGAGTTCATAAACGGTTAGAAAAAGAAGGAGTCGCAATCGGCTCTGACCATTACTACAAAGTCATTGACGCTGAAATGCAAAAACGCTTCCCAGAAAAACTGGGCGCGGCCGAAGAGACCACAAACTCTGAGGAATCAGGAACCAAAGAGCCTGTTAAAAAACTTAGCACGGTAGTTGCTCCTGCCACCAGATCTACATCTTCAAAAAAGGTAAAGCTAACGGCAACGCAGCTCGCTTTGGCGAAGAAATTCAAACTTTCTCCAGAGCAATATGCGATGGAACTAACTAAATTGGAGTCCCAAAATGGCTAATACAAGAATTCCCCGTGAAGTAAGTAATCGTCAACAGTCTGAAAGCCCTAAACAGTGGCGCCCACCAGAATTGTTGCCGGAACCAGATAAACAAGCTGGTTTTGCTTACCGTTGGATTAGAGTTTCTTTATTGAACACTGCTGATCCTCGTAATATCTCTGCAAAAATCAGAGAAGGTTATGAGCCAGTAAGAGCAGAAGAACAACCTAAATTTAAACTGTTAGTTGATCCCAATAGTCGCTACCCAGAGAATATTGAGATTGGCGGATTGTTGTTATGCAAGATCCCAGAGGAATTTGTGCAGGCACGGGCAGAGTATGAAGCCAAGCAAACACAAGACCAAACGGATGCTGTAGACAACAGTTTAATGCGCCAAAGCGACCCGCGGATGCCACTCTTTAATGAGCGTAAATCCACAAGTAGCTTTGGAAAAGGAAATTAATTTTAAGGAGATTTAAATGGCATATCCAATTATTCCAGCTCCCTACGGATTAAAGCCTGTAAATCT